AAGTTTAATCCTTTTGTACAAAGAGCTGTGTAGCCTGTTGGGGGTTGATATTGAAATATTCCTAAACTTCCAGTAGCAGAATAACCATTACCAGAATTTGAAGAAACTGCTGTTGTTTGAAAATATCCATTACCAAAATTAAATCTCCATGAACCAGTATTAGAATATTGAGAACCTGCAGGAGACCTAATTCCCAAATTAATTTATCATAATCTAACTCATTTTTGATTATATAAAACAATTCACAATTTGTAACACCTGTTGCATCTAAATCTATTGCACAACCATCTATATGTTGAGATGTAGCAACTGCACCTGAAATAGCATTATTTAATTCTTCTGATCTAAAAAAACTATTTACGATAATTGGTTCACCCACTTTTTCTCTCAAGGGTTCAAATAACTCTGCAGCTAATGTTTTCATATTAGCTAATTGATTTTCGTTAGGTATGTTTTTGATTTTTAATTTTTTAGCAGTTGCAGAACCAAATGCTTCTTTCCAAGATATATGTTTACTAAAGTTTTCTTTTTTAGATTTTGCCATAATATTTAATTTTGTTGAACTCTATTCGCAATATCAATGATTGCTCTAAAATAAGTTTTCTCATCATCATTTTCTTCACTATAAGCAACTCCATTAACATTACTTGTAAAAACATTAACGTTATTAGATTTGAGGTCAAAGTAGTCAGTTGTAGATGTTTTAATTAACTCTAAAATTGATTCTACAATGTCATTTACTTGTAGTTCTCCACCATCATCAGAAAAGAAAGCCGTAACGACTTCTATTCTTGTAATACACTCTACTATGAAGTCACTTTGATTTTGATTTGTTTGTGCAGTATCTGCTGAATATACAATTATATATGGTTCACTTTGAGTAGATGGAACACGATTATATACAGGTACATTTGTACCTCCATAACTTACATTCCCATTTAAAAGTGTAAATATCTTTTGTCTTATAAATCTTATTGGCTCTTTCATCTTATACTTCTTTTTATTGCATTGTTTAAATCTAACATCAACCTTTTTAATCCTGTATTTATTTTACCAAAGAAATAAGGTTGTGCTTTTTGAAATCTTGTACCAAATTCAAGAAACCCTGAATAAGGTGCTTTAGATTCTATTGATTTGTCTTTTGCATTATATACAACATTGTTTCTTAAATTACCTGTATCAACTGGAATAGGTGGCAATTTTATATCTCTTGATATTAATAATCCATTCTTGTCAATTATCATATCAACACCTTTATTTCCAAGTGCATCTAACTTGTCAAACATTTTATTGATTTTGCGAAGATCAGATTTGTTTACATTAATTTCCATTACTCCCTTTTTGTTGCAGTTATTGTTGTGTAATACTTATAATTGCTATCAAACATATTGTTTATTTGAAATTGACCACTTACATTTTCTATTTCAAGTAAATCAGTTGTATTAATGTCATTAGCAGTTTTTTTTCTAACAATAAGTTCAATTATAAGGTTTCGATCTCTTTTACCATTCTTTGTCGCAACATCACCACCTGTATAATTTACATTAGCCCAAATAGTTGTTTGAGTTGCAAGGGTAGATGAAAACCCACCAAACCCATCAGCAGTTTTAGATTGTCTTTTAATTAAAACCCTTGTGTCTAATTTTCCTGCATTCATTATATAAACATCGTTTTATAACCACTTAATATTTCTTTTACATTTGTAGGAAGATCTGTAACATTTTGACCAATTACAAAATCAGTTCTATTGTCGTAAAGTGTTGAAACAAGCTGAAGGTTTGCTTCTATTAAAAAACTATCATTCATACCTGCCGTTGTATAGCTTACAATAACTTCTTTTGATGGTAAACTATTTAACTCAATAATTGTATCATCTAAACCATACGTTGTGTAGTCGGTTGTCGCAGTTCCATCAACTGTTATTGTTTGAATAGAAGCAATCGGTGAAAATGGTAAAACAAATCTTTCATCTACACTTGCTAAATATAATTTTCTTGTTTTAGCAACTATGTCTTTAGTAATATAATTCTCAATAATAATCCTAGCTTGTGTAATCATTTGACCAATCAAGGTGTCATCTGCACTTGTATCAACTCTTAAATATGATTTAGCCGTTGCCGTATTGATTATCTCTGATCCTGTTGTAGCAGTTATCTTGATTTGTGTATGAAAGCGATTTAAAGGATTACTATAATATTTCATTACTTATTTTTTTTAATTTTTTTCTTGTATGCTTGTTTTAGTTCTTTTGTTTCTTTTGTTTTTTTAGTATCTCTTTCTATTATTCCTAAAAACTCTAATATATCTTCTAACATAATTTATTATTTAAAACAAAAATACAAAAAAAATGCACCATAAAGATTACAGTGCATTTGATTGAAAAAGAATAAAGAAAGAAAAAACTATTTGAATTCAAAGTTATTAAAAAATTTTGAATAAGCATTTGTTAAACTTAATCTAACTGCTAATCTTTTACCATCATTTTCAAAAATAAAAAAACCTTGAAATTTTTCAACCCATATTGCAAAATAATCTACATCTCTTTTTTCATAACTATGTTTCCATTGTATATGAATTGTTTTTCTATTTTTTTGATAATTTTGAGTGGTTGATTTTATTTGCACACGATACATATTATCTCCTGTATCAGCTACACAATCATAAAAAGAAGTATGGACAAGGGGGTAGGAAACTTTTATATCTCGTTTAAGACATTCAATACCGAACTTATATTCAGCAATACAACCTTTGGAATTGCTATCCACAAAATAAAGTTACAAAAAAAGTGGCTAACCGAAATCAACCACTTGACTAATAAAACTAATTAAAATTAACTAATATGAAAAAAAAATTATCCTAACGTACTATAATAACAAACATTAGAACAATACTGTTTTGGAAGATCAATGTGACTTTCAAACTCAACACCACAATTTAGACATTCTTTAATTTCTATTTCTTCCCTTCTGTATCTTTCAATCTCTAGGTAATCCATCTTTTTTCTTTTTACTTTCAATTATTGTGTCCTCTATTCCATAAGCATAACTTAAAACCTTAAAATAAGTATCTTGTGTTATGTCATTTATATCCCAATGATTAGATATAATCTTCATTATTTTTGGTGCTATTTTTTTATTTACTGACATTATCTTACTAACCAAAATAAAAAGTTGATAAACATAATTGACCAAAAAGTAAATAAACCTAATCCCCAACAAAAATATTTTAAAATTCTTTTTTGTAAAATTTTATCTACTGGCATATTTATATCTTGTTGAGTTACTTTATATGTTACCTTCATTAGACATTAAATATTACAGATATTGACCATAAGCAAAAAAACATTGCTACACCTATTATTGTGTATGCTATAAATCTTAATGCTTCTTTTATTTGTTCTTTACTCATATTTTCTAATTTTTAACAAAGTAAAGCAATATATTTATTAAATGCAAATATTTTTTACATTATTAATATTTTTTAATGTTTGGGAATAAAAAAAGGGGGTATAAAACCCCCCTTTAATAATATAATACCTAATGATTATAGAGCAGCAATCACTGTTGCGAATGATCCTCTACATAGAGCATTTGGTAAGTAAGTAGTAAATCCAAACCTTTCTTGAACTCTAACTGTAATAAAGTTCTTTTGAACATTATCACTGTCTTGCTCAAAGAACTCAACATTTACATTTTCTCTCTGCCATATTTGTGCAGCTTGACTAAAGTTACCTACGATAAACGCTCCTTCTGCCATTGCAGTTGAGATTCTTACAGGTACTCCCATAAATGTTGGTTGTAGTCCTTGATAAACTTGATCTTTAAGGTATCTGTTGTCAGAATCTTTTAAAGATAAGATTTTGTGGAAATCAGTTGGGTGTAATAAAATACCATCTGAAGTATAATTAAATTTAGCAACTTGGTTAAGTGCAGTAATTAATACATCAAATTGTTGTGGGTTTGCAAAGTCAGCAGCACCAAAACCTGATGCACCTGTACTCCAAATTGTAGCTGAATTTCTTAATCCCTCTAAATTTGGTGCAGTACCATTACCACCTAATAATTGATCATCTTCTACTGCCATAAGTTTAGCAGGAACTCTTGCAGAAATATAAGAACTTAATTGTTCAGTATCTTCAAGCATTTGTCTTGATAATCTTAAATATGTACCGATAGTTTCAATCGGTGCAGTAGCAGCAGTTAGGTTAAAGTCAGTTTGACCTAAAGCAGAACCTTCTGCCGTAGCAGCAGCACCTTGTGTATAAGCACTTTCTTTTACATATCTGACTAAATCAGAATTAGTAGTTCCTACAGGAACAATTTGTCTTATATGCACTGCATTACTTGGATCATATTTGATTCCAGGTACTCTTGTAGCTGCAATAACTTCACCAGTATAATCTGCACCAGTTGTCATATCAGCTTTTACTTCGAATGAAGTTGCTCTTGTTTGACCTTTTTTAAGTTTGTCAATAGCACCTCCATTAATCGCTTCTTTAATAGCAGATTTGAAGTTCATTGGCTTACTATCTACGGCATTTTTTTTAGCTGCCATTTCGATAGTGTCCATTCTTTTTTGCATTTCATCATTCTTTGCAAGATATTCGTTAGATAAGTTAGAAATTTCACTTTTAAGTGATTCTTCAATCTCACCTTTCGCATTATCTTGAGCCGAATTAAATGCTTTTTCAATTTTAGAATCAACTAAATCTCCGATTTGGTCTAATTCTTTTTTGATTTCATCGTTCATTTTTTACGAATTTAATTTATTAAACAAATAATTATATATATCACTATTATCAGCTTTTATCTCTGTCGGCTCTGTAACATCAATTTCAGTTGGCAGAGTGGCACTATCGTTAAAAATAGATTTTAGCTTGATGAGTTCTGCTTCAATAGCATAACCCATATTGTCAGAAATGTTACCCTTGCGAATTAACTTCACAAGTTTATCAAATCTTTTCAATACTTTTTCCTTAAGATCGGAAGAGCGTCGTGTAGGGAAAGAGTGTATATCTCGGTGGGCGCCGTATCAGTAAAAAAAAAAATCAAAGAATAAGGTATGGGTTTGATCGGTTAA